TTCTTTAGCGAATGCATCAGCAAGTAATTTTACAAAGTTAGGATCAGCCATTATCTATATTTAGATCATAACTACGACATCCTCTACTCGTCTACGAAAAAACTAGAGTCTATACTAATTTCAACAGTCTGTGGCTCATCTTTACCATTCAATACATCAATAGAACACAACTCTGTGCGTAGATCATTACACTTTTTAATGTAGTTGGATATTTTTGCGGTAAGGATAGAATCAAAATTGCCTAAGATCTCTACTTTCTGATCAGTGCGCATGGAATCTATATCAATCAACACATCCCCTACCTTTATAGAATCAATATATTGGATGGTGCCAAAAAGCATAAGATCTGTAAAGATTTGATTAATCTGTTCAGTGTTATTTTTATCAAAAGACACTAAATGCTTATTGAAAATATAGTTATCAAATTCTCTTTCACGTTTAAGTGTTGGAAGTGATACGTTAATTGATATTTCCCCTTCTGTAATGCAGTCAGGATCCATTCTTTTATAACCCTTCTTAAATTTTGCAAGCAAGGTAGCGAAGGATATTTCTCTTTCCTCTTTATCATCCAAGGCAATGAGATACTTCTTCTTAAAATTATGTTGGCGCATCGCATAGCATACAGCAAGGCGGTCAAAGATATCAAGATCATCAACAACCACAGTTTCATCAATGCAAGTTTGTTTAATTATGTCATATACATGCAAATTGAGTGCTGTATTGAACATACTAGTATCAATCAATATTTTGACGAACTTTTTATGGTGAAGTGTATTAAGAGGTTTGAATTTAACATCCCTTTTTAATGAAGGAATCCATATATCATAGCTACGAGACTCTGCACTCTTTTTGATTAAATTGATAGCCTCGTTGAAATTGGCTTTATTGTCACTCATAGAGGTATTTACATTGAAGCTAAATCAATTTCACCATTTTTCGGGTCTGATTCAATTTCTGCTTGTTGATTAATGCTATTCTTGAGATTGATCAAGAGGTCACGTTCAATAGGCGCCATGCTATTAACATCACCGCCGGGGAACATTACTCGAAAGTTAAGTTCCTTGCTGTAGAATGTATTAAGATCGCCATTATATATCATGGTTAAGAAATTATCAAAAGATGTTGAACTTAAATCATAACTAATTAAGTTTTGACCACACACGCACGACAGCTCTAGTAATTTATCTGCATTGGTGTTGAAAATAGAAGTTTTAAAGTCTTCTACCTTGCTATGGAGGAATGATGTATCTTCATGCTCAAGACTATCTATAATGTCTGCAGTTTGCAGCACATCATATTCGTAAAGCGGAAACATTATTTCACCCATTGTACAATATTCCATATACAAGATACTTTCCATTGTAGACAATAGTGCATAATCATTACGATCTGCTTCTATATACTCTCTAAAAGCAATATCACGAGACAGATCAGGGACAGTTAAATTTACTTGTAATTTTGAAATGGGTAATTCGACGACCTTATTAAACTTCTTTGATAGAAATTCTAAAGCCTGCACGATATCAGCCAAATTTAATGAATATTTAACAGTCCGATTGCATGCATGGCATTTTATTTGATATTCTAGATCATTACCAAAACAATAAGCACGTGTATATATTCCGTAAAATAAACGATCGATGGTTGTAAACTTTATAGGCTCCAATGCATTCTCTGTCATTATCACACCCAAGGCATATAAAAAACTACTATAAGCTCCATTACTCTGACCTAGACTTTTTAGGATAATCTTTTCCTGTAGGTGTGTTATCTCATTAAATTTACACAACTTTCCAGCAGATGGAATCCATATTTTATTAAATGACTTCACCCGACTAATTAAGCATTACAACTTAGCAAAGCCCCAGTATTAGGCACTTTAATCATAGCATAGTGGGTAAATGCAAAAGCTACCTTGCGTAAATTTACTTCCGAATCGGTAAAGTTATATTCTTCACCATCAACAGATTGAGGAAAGGCGTTGAAGAATATAAATTTCTTGCGAGGTACTGGATTTTTATCTCTTCCTGTCAATCCATACATTGTACAGGTGATATTAACTCTCTTAGCATCATTACTACGCGCAATTAAACTATCCTTTGTAACAGAGATCAGCCAAGGTCTTAGTATATAATCTACAAATGAATAATTGGTCTCTATAAATGCCACATCTAGATAGCCAAAATCTTCTCTTCCTTGCGATACAATACCACGCAGATATCCTTCAGAATTGGCTGACCCGACTCGCTCTAGTTTAATACTTTCACCTACTAGTTTAATGGAATTGGCAAGCATGTTTGTCTTATACCATCCAAATGTTTTATTTAAGACGCTAGTGCCCACAGAAAATGCGGCATCTGATATTTCCCATTGATCACCGACTACTTTAGGCTCACTTATATCAGATACATCTGTCGGCGCATCAAACTCAACGCTCCATATATTATTTAAAGGTATAGCAGTAGGCCAAGAACTAATAAATTCCATAAATCCAGGAATAGGACCTGAGCCTGCTTCGGATGGTACGCCATCAAATACGGCTGTAGGATTTGTTTCACATAATGCCATATTTAATTATTTTGTAGATAGATCTGATTATCAAACTTGACAATAGACAAGGGTGATTTGGAGTTTAATTGCTTAGGCTCTCGCTCGCCTAATTCTGCTATGCCACCCCTATTATAATTAGCAAGAATCTCTATAGCCAGCTCATTTGAAATACGTTCACCCTTACCTCTAGCTAATTGTTGTACCCTTTTAAGAGCTTGATTAGCAGCATTGCTCAAATTGCGTGGAACATCATTATAAGGTAAATATTCATTCTTATCCTTAGTAGTAGTAACGTTCATGTGCTTAGTATCAGAACGTGATAGCTTACCAATGCCGTCAAACCCCACTGTGTCCTTTTCTGTCAATAAATTCTCTTGATAGTATGCAATTAGCGCGCTATATTTCATGTAGATATTTATACTTAGAGAATGACTGAACTTAATAACATTAATTTACCCATAGATTATGTTCTAGAAAAATTCTATCACTATGCTGGCAAGCCAAAAAAGGTAGGTAATAAATATAATGCTAGTTGTCCTATATGCAGAGAAGGCACACACTGGCTTAGAAAGAAACGGCTCTATTACTACCCAACTAGCAATAGTTTAAGTTGTTTCAATTGTGGAAATTCATGGAGTGCTTTATGGTGGATCCATAAGGTGACAGGAATGTCTATTAAGAATATAGCAGCAGAAGTAAAGACTCTACATGGCGATGAATCTCAAACCGGATTCTTTCAAAAAGTTCGTAAAGAGGATACGCCATGGATTGTACCTGAATTACCACCAGATGCTATCAATTTATTTAATGAACAAGAAATTGACTTTTATAAAAGTAATAAAAAAGTGCAAGTAGCCTTAGAGTATATCCATACACGCCATTTACACACGGCTGTTAACAAACCAAAAGCTATATATTTTTCACTAAAGGATCGGACACATAAAAATCGTATCTTAATACCCTTCTATGATATTAGTGGTAAGACTATATTATTTTACCAAACCCGTCAGCTGTTTAAAGATAGCGATACAGCCAAATACATCTCTAAGATAAATGCAGAGAAGACCATTTGTGGTATTGAAAATATAAGTTCAGCTATCCCGTATATTTTCATATTCGAGGGGCCTATTGATTCATTCTTCATAAAGAATGCAGTGGGTGTTGCTGGCATACAATATACACAAAAACAGCAAGAACAGTTACAATCTTTGGATGGCTTTTATCAAAAGATTTGGGTACTTGATAACCCAGTCCAAGACCAAAATAAGGAAGTATATGAGAAAATTATTGAACTCATTGATAGAGGCGAATCTATCTTTGTATGGCCTAACGAACTGTCTAAATACAAAGATATGAACGAGCTTTGCATTGATAAAAACATCAACGAAGTACCATACGGATTGATTTTAAAATATACCAAATCAGGCAACGAAGCTAAGATGGCATTAGCAATGAATCGCTAATTAATCACCATCAGTCATAAGACTTTTGGCAGTATCAATATAAGTCTTCTGCATTTTATCAAGCAACTCGCGACGCTTGGAATAAAGCTCTTGATCCCACCCATGCGTCAATTTTTCATCAATCTCTTTGATCTGTTTAAGAATCTTCTCATCCATGACGATGTCTTCTTCAACAATATCCTCAGAGATGATTGACTCTAGTTCATACTCAGCCTGCAATCTTTCCAAGAAAGAATCAATATTTTCACCATTGACCAAACCTTCTTCATTGATTTCTGCACGGATGGATCCATCATCACCTTCCAAGATTAGAGAATAAGCATTTGCCTTTTCATCAAATCTAGACACTTCAAATCCATAACGGGAAAGCACTTCAACGTTTTGTTCATTGATAGGTAACTCACTCAGAACTAACGAATCTTGAAGACGAATAATTTTAGCTTTACGGTCAGAAGAGATGATAAAGCCTGCAATAATTTCCTTTAGTTCGGCCAAGTCACTAGACACACGTGCAAATTTATCGGATGTTCTTGATGCAATGCCTTTGAATACGCTATTATCGCGGTCTAACACATTAATCTGATTGTTGATAGAATTTTCATCAGTTGCATTTAGATATTTAATGAAATTATCAATCTCAGTAAGCCATCCCTG